AGAAAGAAGAATGGATTTTGTTGGATAGTAATATAGGAGGAATAGTAAGTAATTAACGTCTACCCGAAGGTAGAACTGAAACATTTTAATATAGGGGGGGGTAGAAGTCTAGAGGCTTGATTAATAGATACTGGTTATAACTGATAGAGAAGAAAGAGAGATATATATATACTAGATATTGTATATGTATATAGAGTAAGAGAAGAGAATGTAATGTCTAAGGTTTAAGACAAAGGGTAATAGAACAGATACAAATACTAGACAAATATAAATATAGGGTGGTATATAGGGTACAAAAGTATGTATATGGTTGGGGAGTAAGTGTCACGAGCGTGGCGAGTGTCTGTATAGGGGTGGGGGAGGGTGTAGAGGAGAAGTATAAGAAGTATACAGAAAGTTTCAGAGCCTGTAACGGGGGTATTTAAGGTAGCGTAGGGAGGTATAGTATGTGATACCTAGAAGAATTGCTGGTAACTAAGGACATAAAAAAGGGACACCTACCATCAACAGTTGACTGGGAAACGAGTTACAGGAGGACTACGTCCTGTGTCCAGTAGGTGTCTTGTATAGTATAGCACCCTACTAGATATTGTGTAATTGTTTTAACTATTTCTATATATAGTACGATTAAGTCTTTTTAGGCACGGGCGGACATATGCGTACATTTAAAAAAAATAATTTGTAGACTTTCTAGCGTCCTCGGGTACTAATCTTGTGGTAATCCCAGTCCTGCGCCGTAACTCAGTAATTAGCTTTCAGCCGTCCGATAGCTCCTTTACCTGTAACGCTGTAATAATTTACAAATGTTTGTGTAAAATCTATTCCATACTATCATACAATTAATACAAAGGAGGATATTATTTATGAATTTCAGGAACAACTGGAGGTCGGTCAACAAGGTGAAACACTTATTAAGTTATTCTATGAGTCCAAGAGAACAGAAGACAACAAGAGGATATACATTGTACGTCCCACAAAAGATTGGGAACAAAAGATGGGTGCCGACTTCTTTGTGGTCAGTAACGAAATGGATACTAAATACTTCGAAGTAAAGACTGATACACAAGCATTAAAGACAGAGAATGTAGCTTTAGAAATACAGATAGTCCAGGGTGAAACAAAAACCATTGGGTGTGCTATGAAGACATTCCCTGATTATTTATTCTACTGGATTTATCCAACCAATCGGATTCTTTACTGGACCCCTAGTGCGCTTAACCCATACATCTTAGATATGGTAGAGTCCAACAAGTACAAAGTTATAGAAGCAGAAAATAAAAATTTTTTTTCACGCAACTTAATTGTGCCTATAAAGGACATGATTGCTACTGGTGTAGTAAGAGAAATGGAAGTAAGTACAGAGCTTATTGATAAGGTGCACGCCGCTTAGCGATACCTTGTGTTACCCCATTTATCCGTACGTATAATACGCTTTGGTGTTGCATCAGATAAACATGGTATACCATCTTCGTGATGTCTATATTTTTCATTACAAACTAGACAACGGCTATGTCTGTTGTATTTAAAATCTACTTGTGCCATAAGTACATCTAAATTAATAGCGACCTGACGACCAATTTTATCTAAGTTTTTTTCCTGCATGAGTTCTGTTATGATATCATAATGATTAAGAAGTGCAACTCTTGTAATCAGCCTCTAGTTTTCTTTAGAAAGTTTAAGGCTTGCAAGAACTTAGGTTGCACGAAGTATAATATGAAATTTAGGAGATACGATGTACGGAAAAAAGATGAAGAAAAAAAAGTCCACAGCCAAGAAGAAGAGTAAACGAGGCATGTACTAAAATGTCGGAAACTGGTGGAATTGCTAAAAGGCAAAATATATTTACTAGCGATATACTGCTTAAAGAATGGGCTATGGATTTATCTGATGCTTGTGGAAGTAAACTTATAAACAAGAAACCTAACACAAGTAAGATAGATGCTTTGATAGAAAAATTTGTTAATGACTATAATGTTAACATGCAATTAATGATGGAGTTAAAAGAAGATTTAGATGGCAAAGAAGAAGAGTAAACCTAAAAGAAAACCTATTAATGCTAAAACTAAAGCTACTTTACAAAAAAAAGCTGCTAACTCTAAATATACCTATGGACAGTTAGCTTCTGTTTACAGACGTGGACAGGGTGCTTATCTATCTTCAGGTTCAAAATCTGCCTCTATGGCAGCTTGGGCTATGGGTAGAGTAAATAGTTTTATCAAGGGTGGTCATTCGCAAGATAATGATATTAAGAAGAAAAAACGTGCGTAAAAGTAAACGTAAGGTTCCTTATGAAAAAGGTGTACCTTCTAAGTATCTGAAAAATAAAAAAAATCCTAAGTCTAAGGTAGCTTCTGAAATTAAAAAAACTGCTAAACTTTATAAGCAAGGTAAGTATATTAATTTAAAGTCAGTCCAAAAATCTAGGGCTACTAAGAAGAAAAGAGGTTAGTTGTGAAAGTATATACTAAAGCAGGTAAAGAGTATAAAGGTTCTCATCATAAGATGCCTAATGGACAAATCCATTCAGGTAAAAAACATACTAAGAATAGTAAACGTTTATATAAAAAACGACCTAAGAAAAAATAATGGCTATTACATACAGAGGTGAAAAATTTTCAGGTTATAACAAACCTAAACGTACGCCTGGACATAAAACTAAATCACATGCTGTATTAGCTAAAAGTGGTGGCAAAGTAAAACTTATTAGGTTTGGACAAAAAGGTGTTACAGGTGCAGGCAAGAATCCAAAAACTGCAAAGGGTAAAGCTAGACGTAAGTCATTTAAGGCACGTCATGCTAAGAATATTAAAAAGGGAAAAATGTCAGCAGCCTATTGGGCTAATAAAACCAAATGGTAAATTTAGTATGTGCTGTTCCTGATTGCACTAATGTATTACCTAAAGGTCAAAGAAAATTTTGTTCTGCTAAATGTAGACAGTTAATAGATAAAAGAAAATCAAGAGCTAAGGATAAAGGAGAACTATATGTACTACCTGATAAGAAAACTAATATTAATGCAAACAAACCTAAAAGAGTATCTAATGCAGAAGATGGTAGAGCGTCAGTTAGAAGGGGCGATAAGTACGAAGTATTTGTTAAAGATAAAATGGCAGATGACATTCTATCGGAGAATCTTGCAAGAGGAGATGCTGCGAAGATACTGGATATATCAAACGCGCAAATCTCAAGATTCTTAGCAGCCTATCAAGAAGATATAGAAATAGAGAAAGCTCAAACAGATTGGTCTGTTCCTAGCGAAGCTATTGAATCACTAGATAGTTTTAAAGAATTTAGAGATAGATATTTTTTAACCGAAAAGGGAATACCTTTTGAGACTGCAGACTTTCATGATAATTGGATTAATGCAATTAATAAAGCTATTAAAGAAGGTGGACAACAAATGATATTGTCACCACCTCGACATGGTAAAACAGAATTGTTAATACATTTTGCTATATGGCAAATATGTAAAACACCTAACATACGTATCATGTGGGTAGGTGGAAACGAAGACATAGCTAAAAACTCTGTGTCCTCTGTAATAGATACATTAGAATCAAACGATAGACTTAAAGAAGATTTTTGTGGACCTATGGGTTCGTTTAAACCAAGAACTAGAACGGGTAAGTCTTGGTCACAAAATGGTTTTACAGTATCTACTAGAACAGTACACGGTATTAAATCACCAACCATGATTGGTATTGGTAAAGGTGGTAAGATACTTTCTCGTGACTGTGACTTAATAATTGCAGATGACATTGAGGACCACGCATCTACTGCACAACCTAGTGCTAGAAGAAATACTAAGATGTGGTGGACAACAACGTTAGCATCACGTAAAGAGGAACATACGGCAATTCTTGTTATAGGTTCAAGACAGCACCCTGAAGATTTATATTCTGCATTACTTGACAGCGAAGCATGGGAGACCATAGTAGAAGAGGCACACGATTCTTCTTGTACTATACCTGAGCTAGAAGAAGAGTTACATTATGAATGTATGTTATGGACAGGATTTAGAAGTTACAAATGGTTAATGTCTCGTAAACGAGATGCTATGACTACGGGTGGTCAACAAAGATTTGAGATGGTTTATATGAATAGACCTGGTGAAAGAGGTGCATCTATATTTAATGTAGAAGCTATTACTAGTTGTATGGACCGCCAGTTAAATATTGGCAATATACCTAAAGGTAGTTACTTAGTAGCAGGACTTGACCCTGCAGCTACAGGTTATCAAGCAGCTTTTTTATGGGCAATACTAGATGATGGTGAAGATTCTTTACTACAAATGGTAGATATAGAAAATAATCAAGGTGGAGGTATTGACGAAGCACTACGTGTTATTAAAGAATGGCATCACAAGTATGACTTATATCATTGGGTTATAGAAGAAAACAACTTTCAAAAAGCTATACGACAAGACCCACGTATAAAAGAATATGCAAATAGAAATGGTATTTTCTTAGAGGGACATGAAACTTATAAAAACAAATGGGATAGTCACTTTGGTGTATCCTCATTAGCTCCTATGCTAGAAGATAAATTAATTAAGTTACCTTATGGAAATACAGAGTCACAAGTAAAAACAGAAATGTATAGAAAACAATTAATGTATTTTGCTATGTCAGGGAAAAATAAGTATAAATCTGATATAGTTATGGCAAGTTGGTTTCCTATGAAAGTCGTAAGGAAACTACAAAAAGCACACTATGCAGACATAGGAATTGACTACACTCCTAGCTATGAAGGTTTTGATGTAGTAGAATGGAACGAAGTACCTTGGAGATAAATTGTTAGTAGAAGATATATTAGATAGAGCAACATACCTCAAACAAATGCATGATGAGGCTCTACCTGATAGAGCTAGATTTAAATCAATAATGAATGGTGGTAGTGACGGTATAGCTGCATTACTAGGTAATCAAATGGATAACATGGATTCTGAGATGTTACCTGCTCCTAACTTGTTAGTATCTGCTTTAGATAGACTTGCACAGAAAATAGGACGTGTTCCTGCATTAGATGTACATGTTACTAATCCTAGAGATAGTGAACGTAACAAAAAGAAAAAAGATAAGTTAGAACGAATAGTTATGGCTTATGACCAAAACCAAAGACTTGAACAACAAATGCCACAAGTAGCAAGATGGCTACCTGGTTATGGATTTTGTGTATGGGTAATTACATCAAAGATAGACCCTAAAGGTAATATATACCCAGTAGCAGAATTACGTGACCCTTACGCTACATTCCCTGGATATCAAGGTTCTAATCAAATGGCAGAAGAACTTGTATCTATAAAGAAAGTACCTGTTGATACGTTATTAAGAATGTATCCTGAATTAAAATCTTTTTATAATAAACAAGAAAAAAAAGGTGAAGAGTCTGAATACTTTAGTCATGGACTATATACACATAAAGAAGCAGGTTCATGGGATAACTCTAATGACCAAGGTGATGTAATTGTAGAATACATAAACCCTGAAGGTACATACATACTACATGTTGATTCAAGAATTATTGTAGACTTTGTACCTAATCCTTTACAATCAGGTCCTGCATTTGTTTGTGCAAAGAGATATTCATTTGACCAGATACAAGGTCAGTTTGACCAAGTAATAGGTTTGATGGCAGCTATGGCAAAAATTAACATTATGTCAGTTATTGCTATGGAAGATGCAGTCTTTACAGAAACAAACGTAGTTGGAGAAATAGAGTCAGGACAATATAGAAAAGGTAGAAATGCTATAAACTATTTGTCTCCTGGTTCACAAGTTATTAAACCAGTTAACAATTTACCTTATCAATTATTTGAATCAGTATCTAGGATTGAAAGACATCTAAGAACTGTTGCAGGATATCCTGTACAAGATGACTCTATATCACCTAACAGTTTCGTAACTGGTAGAGGACTAGAAGAATTATCTGCAGGTATAGGTGCTATGGTAAATGAGTATCACACAGTATTGCAGTATGCTTTACAAGATATAGATACTAAACGATTAGAGTTTGACGAATTAGCTTTAAATAAAAAGAAACCATTAGTTGGTACACATAAAGGTTCTGCCTTTTCTGAAATGTATACACCTTCAGCAGATATAGATGGCAACTACTTAACTAGACGTAAGTATGGTGCTATGGCTACATTTGATGAAGCAGGTAAAGTTATTACAGGTTTACAGTTACTACAAGCAGGTATCATAGATAAAGAAACTATGCAAAGAGAAATGGATGGTTTAGATAATCTAGCTGCTATTAATGAAAAGATTACAAAAGAAAAAGCAGAAAGTGTTATGTTTGATTCTTTGTTAGCACAAGCTAGTCAAGGAGAACCTAAAGCCTCTATGGCATTAGTAGATATATATGCTAATCCAAATAAGATGGCAGAGATACTTAAAAAGTTTTATACAGCTGAAGAACCACAACCTAATCAACAAGAAGCTATGATGGCTCAAATGATGGGTGGTGGACCACCACAAGGACCAGGACCACAAGGACCTCCATCTCCACAAGATGTTATGGGTTTACTAGGTGGTGCTTAATGGAAGAATTTGTAAATATTAATAATATCTTTCACCAAATGATTGCTAGAGAAGAATGGGACATAGAAAAAACAGATGTAGCTGAACTATATCTTAATGATGCTTTTGATAACGATAAAGAAGATGGTGAATGGCAAGCAATGGACGGGTTAACAATTATGTTTGTACCTGGCTATGGAAGACTGCAAATGATATGGATAGAGGAAAACAATGGGTAGAGGCGATAAAAAGAATGTAAAGGCATTTAATATAGATAAACAAAGAGGTGAAGGTTCAGCTGAACGAGAAAGTATGTTGCGTGGTGGTGGCTTACAATTAGATGAAACTACTACACCTACAGCAAACGTAGTAGCTCAAACAGCACAAACTGGTGTAGACCCTGCTCCTAATTTGTTACCACCTCAAAGTGCATTTCGACAAAGCGAAAGAGCTGTTGATGCAGTAGATGAATTACCAAAAGTTGACGGGTACGAAGTATATACAGGAGAAAATATAGATAGAGTTAACGCTATAGCAGGTGCGATTAGTGATGCCTTAGGTGGCAGCGAGGAAGCAGCAGCGTTAATTAACTTTACGGGTAGATAATGGCTATCTATGGATATGAACCACCTGACCTAGAGTTTCAACGTATTGAAGACCAAAGGAAAAAAGAAAATCAATACAAAGCTATTAAAGCTAATGTAGATGCTCAACCTGAAATAGGTGTAAACCTAGAAGGTATAGTCAATAAGTTTGGAAATATCTTAGGTAGAGAAATAATGGTAGGTTCTGCACTACTTGGTTTTACAGAAGAGTCACCTGAAATATCAGCATTAGTACAAAGACAAATAGAGATTGAGCAAGAAAATTCAAAGAAGTTTACTGAACGAGCTAGAGCAGTAGGTAGAGGCGTAGTACGTTCTGCTTTTGTAGGCATGGATTCTTTTGCTGAATCGCTAATTAAAAGACCTTATCAAGCTGCAGCAAGAGCTTCTATTGATGGAGGTAAGTCACCTCAACATGCTAATTGGATATGGTTATCACATTTGCTTAGTGCAGGTAATGGTGAACATGTTATAGGTATGTTAACTGGGGATGAAGAATATGCAGACCGTTATAAACAAGCACGTAAAAACTTAGGACCTACAGTTGCTACTAGAGCTATAAACGATATGGCTGCAGGTAAAACAGTTAACTTAGGTCGAGGATACTTTGGTAACTCTACACTAGCTAGAGATACTGAAATATATAAAGAACTATCTTCTACTATAAAAGACCCTGCACATTTAGAACAAATAGAGAATGTTATACAACAACAGTTAGGTACAGCAATTACACAAGAAGAAAGAGCCTCTGTTGAATCTAATAGATATAGAGGACAAGTTATTTCACCAGGAAGAATCATGGCAATGAACTTTGCTAATCCTAATACTGAACGCTATAAGAAAATATCAGGACTTATTGATGGTGTAGTTACTTTAGGACTTGACCCATTTAATTTAGTTGGTGGACAGTTTACAAGATTAACCAGGTCAGGTAGACAATTCTTTACAGGTAACAAAATGAACGGTTGGCTAAATGCTAAGAAAAGTGGTAATACTATTTATCAAGCTGCAGAAGTTAATATTAAAGGTAAAAAAGCTACTAGATACGTTGATGTTGGAGACCAAGTATTAGAAGCAAATAAAGTATATGAAATAGATGAACTAGTTGATGTTGCTAAAGAAGGAGGACTAGGACATTTTAAATTTTATAAAGATACTAACGGTGCAACAGTTAAGACTAAAGTTAAAAATACTCGTGGCTCTGCTGCTGCTAGAAAAGAAAATGCTGTTACCCGTGTAAATAAAGGTGAACATGGCACAGACATTTTAGTAGATGCAAGTCAACTAAGTAAAACACTAGCTAAAGTAGGACCACAAGAAAAAGTAAAAGCACTAGCACTAGGTATATCAGAAGACTTTACATATTTTGGTGATGAAGCTACAAGTGCATTTGATGATTATATAGATTTTGCTATAGACCATAGCACTGTAAAAGGAGAAGCATTTGCAGGAGAACTAGATAATCCAACAATACAAAAATTAGCAGATGAAGTATCCAAAGTTGGCAAAGCTGCTGATGATGGTGACAAAGCAGCCATACAAAAAATAGCAGGTCTTGAAGCTGAACTAGATAAAAACATATCTACTTATGTTAAAGGACTGCGAGAAGGTAGAGTAAGAAACATAGAACGTGCTAAATCTGCTTCAGGTTTATCTAAATTTTTAAAACCTTCTTTAAATAAAACACAGTTTGAAGACTGGCACAACACTACAGGTAAAAACATATATAACTTTTTGTATGACCAAATACAAACTGGTGGTATGGAATACAGAGATATTATGAAATTACTTCCTGATATATCACCTGCTTCTAAAGGAGCTATCATAGCAGCAAAATCTGCTGATGAAATAGGTGATGTTATAGCAAGAGAAGTAAGAGTAGGAAATATTACTAAAAGATTAGACCCATACTCATACACATTTAAAGGACATCTGTCAAGAAAAGCAGGCAAAGTTTTAAATAGAAATGGCAAAAGCCTTGATGATGGAGGACGTATAGATTTTTCTGATATGGGTGACTTCCTAGGTATAGGTGCAGTAGTTAGTAGAAAAGCTACAGATAACAAAATGTATAGATTGTTTAAAGAAGTAGCACCTAGTTTTATTACAGCTCATTCATCTGCTAGAGGATTTAAAGAAATTGAAAAACTAATAGACTCGATGCCTTTTAACAAACAACAAAGAACTAAATTGTATAACGATTTAATTGATACGAACGTACGTTTAGATGAATTTGCTATACAAAATAATAGAATATCTAAATTAAGATTAACTGAAGAGTTCTACAAATTGTTGTTAGGTGATGATATGGCAAGTGGTTTACTTGGAGAAGTACAAAAGATGTTAACTGCTAAAGGATTTCCACAACAATTTTCAGGTGGTGTCTTAGATTTTATAGCAGAAGTAAAAAATTCAAGAGCTTATTGGATTTCACTTGTAGGAGATGAAATAGTAGATGTAGGCTTCACAGGAGCTAAATCTAAGAAAGCAGGACAATCTATAACAGAAGCTGCTAAGACACAATTAAATGTTAACGAACTAGAAGGACTAGCACAAAAAGGTGACAAAGATGGAATAGTAGAATTTATTACACAAACATTTGATGGAGACCAAGAGTTTGCTTTACCTACTGCACAGTTAATGTCAGAAATGTTAACAGGCAATATACCGTTACCTGATATGAATGAAACGTTTAGGATACTCGGTACGTTTAGAAACACTTTATATCAAATGACAAAGTTAGATAAACTAGGTCCAAAAAGAATTGACTTACCACAGCTGTTATCACTAGATGGTAACGTTGACGAAATAACTGACCTAGCTAAAAAAGATGATGGCTTTGCACAGTTTATTGCTAACTGGTCAAGTAATGAAAAACAATCTGTAAAAAAATTAACAGACGAATATACACGTATTACAGGTGAGAAATACAGTAAGGTTCCTAATCCTAAAGTACTAGAAATATTTGATGCTTTAGATAACGCACAAATGGTACAAGAAGCATTTGGTGCAGGCAATATTGCTGCTAATG